CACCTAAAACTGCTCCACCAACTGCACCTTTTGTTCTACTTTCTAAATCTTCTCCAACACCTGCTCCATAAGTAGCACCACCAACAGCACCTATTTTTCCTGCTGTAGTAAGACCTGCTTTTGTACCAAGTCTAGCCATTAAACCTGTTCCTCCTGTTGCAAGAGTTGGTATAGCTGATCCTACAATTTCTGTACCATAAGCAAGATAAGGATTTGTTTCTCTAAATTTGTCTATTTTAGCTCTAGCTAATTTAACTTCATCATCATAGCTAGTTCCTTTTGCAAATGATTTAACACCTGCTTCTATTTCATCACCAAAACCAAAAGTTAAACCTTGTCCTCCTGCCCTAGTAATTCCTTCATAAAATCCTACATTTGCATTATTAACTGAATTTTTATTTTTATTCTTATTATTTAGTTTTTGTTGTGCTTGTTTTAATTCTTCTAAAGTAGCCATTATAACAATCCTAATTCTTTCATTCTATTTTCATATTCTATTAATTGATCTGCGTTTAAATCTTCTAATTTAATTCTTCCTAATTGTGATTCACTTAAATCAGAAATATTGTTAAGATTTAACTCTAACGCTTTATTTGGATCTAATGCAGATAATTGACTATCAGAAAATACTATAGGTTCTCTTTTTTTGTATTTAGAATATCCACCTGAATCTACTTCAATATTGTAGGCCTCTAAATTGTCATTATATAATCTATATTTATCAGCAAAAGTACTTCTAATATCCTCGCCAGTAATCTCAATCTTAGGCAAAGCACCAAACTCATCCATAATTTGTTTTTCAGTCGCAATATTTCCTAAAGCTCCAAGCTCATTGCTACTAAACAATGGCTTAAAATTATCTGTAAGAAACTTTTTAAGAAATGGTTTTATAGATGAAGGAGAAGCCATTTATGCCATCTTAGATTTAGTCTTTTTCTTTTTCTTTTTAAGCATAGCTAGTTTTTTAAAATCAGCACCAGTCAACTTATTTCTTGGCTTCGCTACGTTGGCTATCTTCTGTTGTTTTTTTGAGTATACTTTTCCTGGCATTGTTACATCCCCACCTTTGGTGACCCATGACCTAGTATCTCATCCATGACACTACGCATATCGCCACTATCTACTTTCATTACTTTAACTTTCATGTCACCATCCATGTGCTCTTCTTCCATCTCTTCTTCTTCAGGTAGAACCATTTCTTGGTAGCACAACAATAGAAAGTTTACTAATTGGTCTGGCGTTAACTCCAATCCAGGCGAATCGTGAGGAAACCCCATTTTTTCCATGAATAATTCAGCATTTTCATCCATGTTTTCTACGCTTATATCAGCCATATTTTACTCCTTTTTTAGTTTTTAAGTTGGCTACAAATCCTAGTGCATAACATATGCCTTCACCTATTTTGCTAATTACTTTAACAACTGTGTTTTTCTTGCCATGTCTACCTTTTGACAAGTCAAACGCCATTTGCTTTGCCCACGCTAGAGCTAATGGCTTCACAATTCTATATGTCCAACCTTGTCTCTTCATTTTTGTAGCTACATATTTACCCCATAGGCAATAGCCACGATAAACATTTGGATTTACTTTTCTGCCATATAGCTGATCGTATTTGTATATATATGCTCTCATATCACCCATATCGTATAGTGCAGTGCAAATATATGTTCCATCACCACCACCAGTGCCAGAACTTTGAGCATCGTCAGCATAACTTTGATTAGCTACACTTACACCAGTAGATCCAGTGGATTCAGGGTCATCTGTATCAACGCCTTCTGCTAGTGAAAAATTAGTAATGCCTGAATAACTAGCACCTTTGCCACCACCAAGACCTGTTACACCACTAGTAGTGTCTATGCCACTAAACATATCGTCTACTTGTCGTTGGGTCATCACATCAGCAACTTGACCAGTTGTATTGATACCACCCAACCCAGCATCAGGATCTGCTTTACCAAACCCAGCTAAATTCTGTATGGATACTGACCCTGGAGTGTAACCCGCTGCGGGGTTTAGTCCAACATCATATGCAGTTTTACCACGATTTGCCATATTGAAATTTTGCAATTCTCTATTACTTATGTTTCTATCATTGTTAACATCTATTTCATTTCTTAAATCTTGCAATGATTTATTAGAAAAGCCAGACATAAAACTTGTTGGTCTCCCAAGTGCTTTATTAGCTAATTGATTTGTTTTGTAATCATTAATAAAACTACCAATAGCCATAGGTGCTGATAAAGGTGGTGCAACAAAACCCACTGCAGTTGTAAATGCTTTTTCAGGAGTTATATCATATCCAAATACAGAGGCTATAGGATTATTGGTCGCTTGTAAGCCTCTAGATAAATTTCCAAACTCCTCATCTGTAATGTTTCCTAAAGCACCAAAACTATCATTGGTATTTTGTCCACCAAAGCTATTTTGTCCATTTGCCATATTATTACCTTTATGTGCTTGGTACGTTTCTAGGTGTTAACCTATCCATAGGGTTCATCGTTCTATCTGCTCCCATATCCATTGGCATTTGTGGTCTAGGTGTTGGCATTGGCATAGGTGCTTGACCACCCATAGGAACTCCACCTAACGCACCCATACCCATTTGAGGTGCTTGTTGTGCTCCACCAAACTCTCGTGGCATTACAGGTGGCATACTTTTTTCTATTACCACTGCCTCAATAGCTTCGTCTTGAGTTAAACCCATGTCCATAAGCATTTGTACTTTTTCTACATCGCTCATGGGTGCTCTAGTTTGTCTAGGTATGTCTGAGTTTAGGAAACGTTGTGCATTCTCTATTTCATTTGGGGTTAATGTAGCACCAGTTCTTTCTCTCATAGATGGCATAGGTGGCATAGGTTGCATAGGTGGATTTGGCAAAGATTGCATCATGGGTGGATCAGCCAACTTTTGATTCATCATCATCATAGTTTTATCGTTATAATGTCCTGGCATTTTTATTTATCTCCTGTTGTAGTTTGATTGCGTTTTTTTCTCTCTCTAGTTGTAATTCTAATTCTAGCTTTTGCACTTTAGCTTGTAGTTCTTGTTGTAACTTAGCTTGTTCTATCTGCATATCTTGTTTAGCCTCAGCCGCATCTATAGCTAGTTTCTGTTGTGCTTTAGCTTGATCTGCTTGTATTTGTACTTTTGTTCTAGCTTCTAAGGCTTGTGCCTCTAGTTTAGCTAGTTCTTGTGCATACTGTAGTGGGTTTTGTGCTTGTTGTTGTTTAGACATAGCTACAAGTGGCTTGATGGCTTCCATTTGTGGCGATGATTGAACTACCTCTGCCGCTCTTTGACTTATTAAGATATCTAGTTTTGGATCAATATCCTCAAACTTAAATTTAGGATCACGCAGATTAGGCATTTGTGGTAGTTGCATATTGACACTAGTTTGCATCCTCTGTCTGTATAGTAACGCTATATGCTCTGCTATATGTGCTATGAGTAGTGGTTGCATAGCTCTAGCTCCAGGGTTTCCAGCTAGTGATGGATCGCTAATAAACTGCATATGTACTGCTATGTGACTATCATGATCTTGCTCTGGAAACGCTCTAATAGGCTTACCATACATTAAACTCATGTTTTCTGTTATAGGATCAAGTCTAGATGCCTCTTCTGGCTTCTTTAATACCTCATCAATATTGTTAATCCTTATAGCCTCATACATTCGTTTGTACGCCTCATATTGATCGTGTAACTGAGGTGCAGACTGTGACATTTGCAGAACTGCTTGTGCTTGTGCAATTCTTTGTGCAGTACTAAAAATATTAGGATCACTGATTGGTATTACATCTATTCTCTCGTTAAAGTCTTTTGCAAACACAGTTGTGGATACTCCACTTTGTGCAAACTGAAAACTTTCAGGCAAATATTCAGCATTTAATTTAGCTAATAATTTAAACTCTTGCCCTTGTGAGTAATGTAATCTTTTGTGTATCGCACTAAATGACTTACTACCTTGCTCTATGAGAGCAACTGTAGATCCTACTGGAGCGTTAGGATTTACATCACCTACATTTAAATCTGCAGTACTTGCAAACCTTCTACCCGCATCTGTTATGGCATTCATAAGATTAAACAGTGTTCCTGATGGCTCTTTAAATGGCAAAGGCATGATGGCTTTGTTTACATCGTCTACAGTAGCATCAAGATCAGCAAACTCTCCAGGATTGATTTGCATCTCTCCACCAGTAACTCTGCCTTTTAACTTAAAACCACCTTGCATATTAGCAAAAGCCGCACTGTCTAATAATGCTCTTAATGCCCCAGTAGCCGCCTTGCCTAGTCCACCTATCATATGATACAAGCCAAATCCATAGAAGCCAGTACCAGGTAAAAACTTATAACTTATAAACCAATCTCTCTTAGTTTTCTTCTCATCTTCCTCGTTCCAGTTTCGTCTTATGCTGACTATTGTCTCTGCATCGTAATCAATTGTAATTACATAAGGTAACGCCACTACGTTTTCATCGTCACTGTCATCTGCTCCATCTATACCATCAAATGTTTCATAGCAGTGCATCTCTAATAATGTCATAATCTCATCTGTAGATTCTGAGTTGTATGGGTCAACGCCTTCTATATCGCTACCTATATCTCCACTTGGATCTATGTCATCTGACATATATTTGCTTGGTAGATAGTGCCCAGTTTTGACATACTTGTTAAAATCATTTCTAGGCATTCTAATTACATGAGTGTATCTAAGAGAGGTGTATAAGTCCTTACTCTCTGGCGATACTATAAAATCTTCTGCTTTTACAAACTGTGAGCATTGACGCTCTAGACTTGCATCCCACCATACTTTTTTAAATGTGTGTCCAATAAGTGGTAGCTGAAATAACATTTGATCTAGATCAGGAAAGTATTCAGGCATCTCTTGAGTAATCTGATAGTTCATGTAATCTCTTACTCGTCTTGCTTGTTCTTCCATCTCCTCACTAGGCTCACCAACAATAACTGCCTTAACAGGCCCGCCACTTGGATATAGCTCTGCAATAGCTCTAGCATTAAACTGTGTTGCCGCTTCAGCTATCATAGGATGTACAACTGTACTTAGACCTCTAGTCGCTCTTTGGTTTTCTTCTTCTTCTTGACCACCATTAGGATCTAGTGTCTCTAAGCCTTGCTTGTATCTACTCTCCCAGTCTGACCTAGCGTCTTTGTCTGTTTCATAACTTTTTACTAACAGACTTGCAATTCTATTGAGTTCTTTTTCATCAAGTTGTTCTGCAATGTTTTCATCAAAGCCAGTTTCTTTTTCCTCTACGTTGTCTAGCTCTGGATCACCAACCAAAACTTCATCGTTGCCTATTTCTTCAACTTGAAAATCATCAGAAGGCATACCCTCTGCAAAAGGAATTACTTGAGGTTCTCTAGCCATAGATCGTCATCCTTCTCTCTTCTGTACTGTCATCTTCATCGTAGTCTGTAGAATGAGTAATAAACCAACCTTTTCTCAATCTTAGCCACGCTTGTGTACAAGTGTCAACTATATCATCATTGTCACCCATTGGAAAGGCAGAACATATATCAATTAAATTTTTTGCCCATTTCTTACCCGCTGGATAATATATTCTACCATCTTCTAGTAATGCAGAACTACTATGTGCTCTAGCTATTTTGTCTCTGTCTGGCGAGTAAGCCAATACTGGTATGCCACCCATCCTAAGATCTTGTAGCAAACTCTGACCACTAGCCTTTTTTTCTATCAATACTGTGTCAGGCTGCCAGTCATCGTAAGCCTCTTGTGCTAGTGCTCTAAGTTCAGGGTATGATATTCTATCGTACCACATCTCTACAACTATAGCGTTTACTTGACCATTCATCCTAAATATTCCCCAAGTAGTCCTTGCACTATAACTACTAGTTTCTTTTGTGCTGAACGCAGTATCGTAACTTTGTACTAAATATTCTATCTCTGGAAGATCGTCTTTTTCCCAGGGAACCCACCATTCAGCCTTTAATATTCCACCACCTTTGGGCATTGGTCTCTGTTGCAGTTGACCCGCACTTGCGTATGAACCCAGACTTTTTTCCAAATTATTAAGAGTTTTCTCATCAATCCTCTTCTCCCACAACAACTCCCCTTCTCGTGTTCTTGGATCTGTAAATCCAAGTTTGGTCTTTGTTGGCGTTGGGTGTCCGATTTCGTATCTGGCAGGTAAACAAAGATGATCCCAAACATTGTACTCATTCGCTAATATATGTCCAGTAAGGTCGTTCTCATGAACCCTCTGCATAATTATAATAAAGGCTCCAGTTTTAGGATCATTCAATCTAGTTTGCATGGCTTGATCCCACCACTCAAGAACGCCTTCTCGCACAGTTGATGATTCTGCTTCCCTTACATTATGAGGGTCATCTATGACAATAATGTCACCACCTTCACCAGTTAGTGCTCCATCTACTGACGTTGCAATTCTCTGACCCGTTTTATCATTCTCAAATCTTTGTTTTTGATTTTGGTCAGTAGTTAGTGAAAATGTATCTCCAAAATACCTTTTATACCAAGCACTGTCAATTAATCTTCTGCATTTAACACTATCTCTAATTGATAATGATCCAGCATAACTAGCAAATAAAAATCTCTTTGATGGTTGTATTGTCCAAGTCCAAGCGGGTAATGCTACTGCAACGCTTATAGATTTCATATGTCTTGGTGGTATGTTTATTATAAGTCTTTTTATATCGCCTTCTACAACTGCTTGTAGGTGCTCTGATATTGCATCTATATGCCAATTGTCATAGAAGTCTCTGCCAGGCTCAATCGTTGCCCAACTGTTTTTGGTGAACTCCTTCAATGATCTCTTCATTTCCTCTGCCTCTACTTTCTGTAGTAACTGAGGTAAGGATTGATTTAAGTTTGCTAAGTTCATTATCGCTTATCCTAGTTAAGTCTATTACTTGCCTTTGCTCTATTACAGTTTCTTTTTCTATCTTATCTTGCCAACCCGCTCTATTTTTTAGGTAAAATATCATAGCAGTATTATCGCCTTCTAAGGCTTTCTCATATAGCTTATTTGTTACTCTTTGAATGCCAGTACCTCTACCTCTTTTTATAGCCTCTCCAAACTCTGTAAACTCATTCTGTTTATCATACAAAGTTGATTCGCCTATACCTAATGCTAAAGCTATTTGTTCTGATGTAAGTCCTTGAGATGCATAGGCTTCTGCTCTTTCGCACATCTCTTTTGTAACTACAAATTTAGGTCTACCTACTTTTTTAATGGACTTTTTGTT